CTTGCGATGTATGCACTAGAAACTCCTAGCTCCCTCCGCCGCCCGGAGGGACAACAGCCTAAGCTGTTGGCAAGTTGTACCTCACTTGCGTGGGCACATTAAGGAAAAAATGCAGAGAAAAGTCTGTTCCGATCATATAATAAAGATCTAAGTTAGAACTTCTTTCCACATTAGGATAGAAATTAGATTTCGTTGCAACAATAACATCAAAGTTGTCGTACTCGGTACCATCTACTTTAGTAGGATTTGACACATTAGCTGGACTAGTGGCCAAGAAACGGAATTGGGAATACATCGGCAAATGAACTGATATGCCTGTTTGTGTATGTTGATTAGTTAGGGTTCTTCCTTGAAACCCTGAAGGATGGAATAATCTTCCATAGGTGGTTCTCACCACAGGTGCACTTGCTATGTTTACACCATCTAAGTTAGGTTGAACTGTACTAAAAGTTCCAGTGGCTCTGGTTACTTCTATTGTAGAAAGCTCAACAGGTGAATCAACATTAAGATGATAGACCATACTACCTCGGTGCGCAACAAAGCACTTCATTATGTTAGACAATAATGATTGTTTTACAGGGTTAGCCGGTGCTGTACCGACCCCAACCAGTTTCGAAAGCTGGAACGACCCATGAGGATCGTATCCGTACCCCAATGGGATACGTGGTATTTTAAAAGTGTTATAAACAATGGCGTTGTCTGTCCCACCCGGAATGGCCAACGCTAGAGACATATAAAAATTTGTCCTTCGAAATAATTGACGCAGATTAACCAACTTTTCACCAAAGTAAACTAGGTTCAAGTTAGTATCCTTATCATCAGTGGCAATTTCCATATCAGTTGGACTATCATATTCCAGATCACCTCCTTGTAATTCAAAACTAGAAAAATCTTGCGGGCCTTCCCCGGGATTAGCAAATTCGAGATTATCGGCTCCCCAGCAAGTAACAACGACTTGAATAGGAGCTGAGGCCACGGGAGATGTTTGTTGAGTGAACACTCTTATCCCAAGTTGACCATTATCCTTCATAGGGTCTCTTACCAATACATTATTCCCAACACTGAAATTCTGAACAAAAGAATTTTCTCCAGCAGCAGTTTTCAAATAAGAAAAAGCTTGCATATACGGAACACGTATTTGAAAATCGGGTTCTTCAGAAATATCCACAATTTTAGTGAAAGAAGTAGTGCTTGTCACAGAATTAGTGACTATATCACCATCAGGGTCATAAGTAATCCTCAAACGCCCTCTATGGAATTTTGTACAAATAATCCGAAAACGGAAAACAATATCACCCCGCCAATTGAAAAAATAGCGGTTTAATAGAGCCATAGGTGTCGCATACCGATAAACCTCAGAGATGTGTCGTGTTATTTCTGGAACAACTCGAGTAGTAAATATTATTGTGTCCACGGTATCAGAAGCATCCCAGTTTGCTGTATAGAACCAGCTTTCATGACCAACAAAAGCTGAAATAGATAATTCATCTTTAGGTGGTAATCCAAGCACTCTCGGATCAATTGTTAGTTCATTTTTTGCATCAAAGGATAATTTCTCTACGGGTGTAGATATTTCTGTCGAAGCCATACCGTGAAAAGGAACATTTTTAAAAGGATCAACATCCTTCAAATTGGGGACATTGGTAAAGCCAAAATATTTGGCTACTGAAGCAATTTTTGATGCAATGAAACCTGTCGCCATAGCATATGGCCCAATTACAGGCACTCGCGAAAGTGCTCTTCCTGCCTCCGCCACCGCAGAAGCTGGGCCTGATACAGCTCCATCACACTCCTCATACTCATCCTGAGATTGTAATGCTAAAGATAGTGTCGGTGCTGCCAAACACACATCAGTCGCCCAAGCATAAATCTGGATAGTAGCTCCCGTAGTGGACACACTATTAGCATTCTGAAGGGTGGTGAATGAAGTTACTCGTAATTCTCCCATCTCCCGAAATTCATCGGAACTATTCACTCTTAGCCAATTTTTATAGTACATGAAAGGTAACAACATTTCGCCACCCTGATTACATTGAGGGTATAAGCAAATATGAGGTCGCTGTGAAATAGGGACTTGTGGTACCCTAGAGGTGGGATCTTCATGAATCGACATAGGATCTACGAATTTGGGTAAAGGCTGATATGTAGCATAAGCTAGACCATAATAAAATGGTGAAGCATTAATCATAATCTTTATATGTAAATTACAACTCAAAAGAGCATAATTCGTTATCTTCCGTTTAATCACATCGTCATCAAAATATAGTAACCACGGCTTAATGGTAAAATCCACATCATCATTTTCTGCCCAAGTGTGAGACTGAATGAGTACTGGTCTCTCAAGAAATTTTGCAATGCTAGCTTCCGCTGAATAGCCTGCATAGAATGTATTATCCTTTATTGGATTAAAATCCATCTTAGAACCAACATTCTCATCCACGTACTCAAGTAAGACTTGATTACCTGTACTGTCACCAGACGAAGGAGTCTCAGTTTCACGCTCACTCTGGAGCTTCCAATTGTTTTGTGCGAAATCCATCGCACTCTCGGAAGGGGATGCGTCCCCTCCACCGCATGTTTGTTCGTTTAAGTTTGTTTTGTTTACTGCTTCGTCAGTACGCATACGAGGCCAGTAATACTCATAAGCGCTCCAGTCGCTGGTTTGGAATTCAACCACTTCCTTCCCTAAATAGGGACTTTGGGGATCGCCCTGGTGAAAATGTATAGATAACCCATTCTCCGTATAAAGATCACAATGGACTGGATCATGATCCCGGCAGTGACTGCTATCTACATATGCTTTTTGGCTTATATATTCGACCAAGCATAAATGGCCGCGTCTCAGACCAACACCTTGATAGTGTTTAGCCTTCTTCTGTGTTATGTACATAGGATGTACGTTCTTATCCTGTGATTTGCCCGCGTACTTTAATAAGTCGCGGAAAAATCTCCCTTTGCCTGACCCTTTATGGATCACTGCTCGTACATCTTGGAGCTCATATAGTGAATCATCTAGAGCAAAAGGTTCTACACCGAATTGTTTATTTTCCACGTCCTCACGAAAGTGTTCTAACAATTCATCATATGTAGGATATTGTCTACCCTCCATATAAGGGTACAGATCTGCTTCCTCCACATACCTCAGAATCTGATCTCGAAATCTCTCAAATTCATCTCTTCCATGGAAGAACATCTCAAAGAGAGCACTGTGCATAATAGCAAGATTTTGATGACTTTGGGATATAGATTTCGACTTCACACAGATCACTAATGATTTCTCAATGGAACTCATATTAAGCGGTGCCACGTGACGCTTCAACTCCTCATGATATACAAATTTCCGCTTCAGGAACTCCACGTCATATATGTTTTTGAAATTATACGACCCGGGCAATTTATCTGCTCGAGTCAAAACAACCCCTATCAGGAGTAAGACTTGTTGAACATTAGCAAAATTGAACCACGGACAAAGTAGAGTATTCACTCCAGCAACAAAATCGTCCCCATAAGTGATCAATTTTACATAGAGCTGGAAGTCTCGGCACTGTTTGTCAGTAGGTGATAATTCACTATAAGCAACTCTCATATAAATGGAATTAACGATACAGTTTATAATCACCGTCAGAGCATGACCACTTGGGTTGTGTCGGAAAAAAGAAAGTAAATCTCCATTAAAGTTCAACCATGCATACGCAAGATCTGCCGCTAAACAGTGATAAACTTTCTCTTCTTCCTTGGTAACCTTCTTATACTTTTTCATTAATTTGAGCGGTACAAGGGCTGCCGCATATATCAGCATGGCCATCATAGATTTATCATAATTCTTATAATCACCATCAAATACATCCTCACCAAACCAAGTTAGAAACCTCTTGATCTTCTCCCAATCCATAGAATGAGTATTTGTGCCTACAGCACTCTCAAATGTTAACCTATTGCGTTGAAGAACCCTCACAAAGGAACCACAATACATGCGAGTTACTAATGTGAAAGCGAAGGGACTACCCGCAAATATACGTGTTTTTCCTTAAAATCTTCTTATGAGCTCTAGGTTCATCCTTAAGAGCCGCCGAAAAAATCGGATTGGCTCGTTCTCCCTCGCTATAACTATCCAATATCTTTTGTACCTCCTCATGGATTTCAGGATTTGCGTCTACAAATCCGGTATCTCTACCTTTCTCATCAAGTCTGGGGGTAGTAAAGGCTTTTTTAGTTTTATTATGTGGGAAACCTGCGCTAGTGTTGAAGTTAATTTTATCAACATATTGCACCCCAGGAGAACCATTAAGTGCAGTTTCAAAATCGTATATCTCTAACAAATTTCCTTCAGATTCTGGCAAAGCTCGTGCAATATCATTAAGGTACGCATTCACGGCAGTATCTACTTTTTTCCAACTCAAGTTGAAATTATTCTCTATCATCGGAAGTAGACCATTTCGCCAGGGTTTATATCCCTTAAGTAATGGAGGTCCATGCTCAACTTTAATTGATCTCTCTCTTATCCAGTATTTAGACATTAGCGTTGGCTGAACTCTACTCTTGTGTGAAGCACGAAATCCAGACAAACTTCCGTAGCAATTGGCGACCCCTTCGGTGCAATACCTAATGGGGGACTTAGCATGGAGTGTTTGCAACTCAAAGCTATTGTTGGAACAAGTTAAATCGATAGATCCCGTATCCACTACAAATTTATCCTTGAAGAAATCTTCAATCATCTCAGTATAGATCATGTGTGCCATAACCTCGCAATTAGGTGCTCCCATATAATGAAAGCCCCCAAATACAGGGCCATGTTCAGTATCTAGCAGCATAATTGATCCGCAGAAACCATTCTCTGTGGCCACATCTACCTTAGCATGATAAGCATCCACGTCCCCAGGAATTAGGAGATTATGAAACATTTGGCGAGTAGCACCCCTCACTCGTATGGGGGGAACATACTCACCCAATTTATTACGGTGTAAATAAATACCATCCCCTTTCACCCTAAAACTCCGATTGGGTAGCAACCCTCTCAGATCTTTACGGGGTGGAAGCTGAGGTATAAATACGAGAGAAAGATCCCCCGTAATGTGGACAATTTGTTCTCTAGCTATACGCACTTTCGAGAGGTTCATAGTTACGCCTTGCTGAACAGTTGAGAAATCTATGTCCATGATAACATCTTCATCGTCCTTTGAAAACACATGTGAATTAAAAATGTAATATCTATCACACAAACATAGAGAGTTGGTCCTATTGAAAGAACCATCTGGATTTCTGATCCTAACTGAAGCTAATCCCCTACCAATAATATCTATAATTTGCTGGCGAGAGAGAGCTTTAAAACTCCGGGATAGTCTATTCGTATCTGCTACAGTCAATTCATACTTGTCATTCTTCCAAGGATTAAATTTCTCTTTAAGAGGTATAGGTTTTTGGCCTATTAACTGAGAATTCAGATTCCCTTGGACCTTCCAATCTGCCTCGTTCCGATCATCTAAGTCAGCACCCAAAAAGTGCCTTTGAATGACTGAGGGTTCTGATTCATCATCCGAACAATCGTAAGACTCAGAATCGGAACTCGAACTAATCAGTGGCTCACTATCTTCGACTTTGATGTCTTTTGGTTTCCCTAATGATGGCAAGAGAACGCCAATTAAAAGTCGAGTAATGGCAAAACCAAGAGAGAAGAAAGCAAATTGCTTAACAAATTCTCTGGAGAGCATAAACAGTTCAGTATTTGAACCAATTTCACCAATAATGTTGCGCATCTCTCGAGTATAAGTAAACTCATCAATGCCTCTCAAATACATCAATCTTGACAAGTGCCAAGTTTTCATGAAAAATTTATAATGATTCGAAAAAAAATGTTGAGAGAATACATTAAAAATGAGAGTATAGAAAAAACAATACAAGAAAATTCCTATATGTATAGGTACACTCAATTTCATTGGTACGACATTAATATGCCTCGATACCCTATCCTCTGTGTCCGATTGGAGTTCGAATTGAACTAAATGTTTCACCCTTTGCCTCATTAACAAGCAATTTAGACAATCCTTAAAAAGGAAGTCTTCTTCACTCATACAATGTCGGCAATGCGGGCAAATACTATGGCACTCACTGTGCATACTTATCATGGGGCAGTTGAAACCACAATGATCACATTCAGGTCCTGCATCTATTGTAAACTGTGAGGAGGATTGGAGAGTAACCCTATCTTCCATACACATATTAGCATTCTCCTCCTCAGGAGTGCTAGGCTCAGTAGAATCACTACTTGAAATGCTCGCTCTGTCTTCCATAAACATTGCGAACTCTTCTTGATAGCGATTGGGCATTTGTTTAAACTGATCACCACACTCTTTACACATATAATGTGGGAATTGATGAGGACATAATGTCACAGATTTCATGTTTTGAGTGTTTGTTAGCATTTTCTGCTGATTCTCATAATGTTTGGCAACAGCCCCTTTGAACCACTCAAGCAATTGATATAAAGTTGCATGCCTGAGAATTGGTTCCTCGCGGGCTAGAAGGCGTTTGGCAACACCCTTCGTACCCAAAACTTGGGGAACAATTTCAAATACAGAAAACATCCAAAGATCAGAATAGACCCCATCGACCGAATCCGGTGCCTTACCTGAATCTAACATATGTGAAGATACTTTACAATACTCAGGTCTCACTTCCGGTTCTATGAGATAGGGAAATCTCCGTTGAACAGC